CAATTTTTGACAACAATGTAGTTAAAGAAGAAGCAATAAAAGAAGAAGAAGTATTATTTGATATCTAATCCTAAGGAGGTGTTCTGCCTCCTTTTATTTACCCTATTTTATGGAATACACCACATATGATGTAGTGCAAGAATTTAAAAAATTGTTTCTAGCTAAAAAAGAAAAAACAAATGAAATTATAGAAAGAAGAAGCTATCTAATAGGTATTCTTTACTATAAGTTTAAACTTACTGAACAAGAAATATTTACTCATACTAATTTGTTGAGTAGATCAGCAATTAATTATACTAAAAAGATTGCAATTGATAGATTAAGAACAGGAGATGCAAGATTTATTGATAATGTATCTGACCTAATTGAAAAGTTTCCTTTTGACTTTACAGAGGCTTGTGGTAAAGTGGTACATTATACCCACTCTACAGTAGAAGTAACAATCAAGTTAAATTATAAAAATTATGCTAGGCTTACTAAGTATATGAAAGCAAAGAAAATTGGAGAAGATAATTTAGCTGTTCAACAACTCTTATTAACAACATTAAAATTATGGGAAGAATGAAAGAACTTTATATGCAGCTGTTAGAAATATATGATGGAGAAATACCTGAAGATATTACTATAGAAGAAGCACAAAAAATAATAGGTATAAAAACATTAAACTGGGAAGTGTATGAAGAAGCAGAAAGAACAAGAAAACATCTGGAGTCTGGAGAACCAGATAAAAGAAAAACCAAAAAAAGTAATAACTTGTAAATCTTTAAAGTTTAAACTTGTAAATAATACTTCTAACATTAGAACTAATAATGAAGAGGGAGACTAAACCATGTTTTACATGTAAAATGGAATTAGAGCTTACTGAATATGCAGTTAACAATAGACTATACAAGAATGCTAGTCAGAAAGGTGTAGTATATGTATGTAAAATGTGTGAATTTAGAAAAGCTATTAAAGACCTAAGTAATGTAAGATACAACTTTGAAATTAAGAATTTTGAAGTTAATCACTTTGCAGATTTAAATGAATTAGTTAACTGGTATAAAGAAAAAGGAGAATTATGAAACCAAAAACAAAATTAAAAGTGCTTAAAGCAAACTATAAAGTTATATCTGAAATGGCTGAATGTTTTTCTCCAACAAGTAAACATAGAGCTTTGGTTATGATGAATAGTAAATTAAAAAGTATTCTAACTGATATTGAACAAACAAAACATGAAAAAGGAAATGGCTAAGGTAATATTAGAATTTGATCCTATAGAAGAATCTCAGGATTTAAGGTTTGCAATTGATGGTATGAAATGGTGGTCTGCTCTTTATGAATTAGATCAACACTTAAGAGGTATTGTTAAATACTCTGGAGCACATACTGATGATGAACTTGCTTTTGCAGAAAGTATTAGAGAAAAAATTAGAGAAATAACTAATGACAACAATTTAATATTAGATTTATGAAGGTAGCAATTGTAATGTTGATTTTTATCACTGCTATGTTAGTTATTCTTATTGTAACAAATAATTCTGATGACAATGGGAAAAAAGATAAATAAACAAATATTAAATCTTATAGAAAGTATATGTGATGAACATTATGCAATGAGTAAAAATGTTGATGTCAGTATTGCTTATCTATGGAATATGAGAAAAACAGGTGAAAATAAAGGTAACTACAAACTATTTATATTCTTAGCAGAAATTAATCTGCTTACAGTGATGAAATTCATTACTGAAGAAGAAAAGAATAGTTTTATTAAACTATTAGAATCTGAAGATATAGACAATAGATATATTGCAGCTACTGGAATAAATTATTTTAGAACTGCTAGAGTTAAGAAGTATGGTGAGTTTAAGTCTTTAGAAGATCCTAATTATGATGTTATAAAAGATTACACTCATAATATTATTAATTTTAATATGTTTAACAATTATAATAGCATATGTCTGAACAAGATTTAATTGAATTAGGTTTTAGTAAACAAGTTGTTCTTGTTAAAGAAAGTGGTAATGAATATGATTATTACTATTATACATTAGATTTAATGGAAGGTATTGCTTTTTATTCATCTAGTAATGATGAGATGATTGATGGTAATGTATTCATAAAATCTTTTGAAGTGCCTAATATGCACATAACAAGTAGATATGACTTTGAAAATTTATTAGAAGTATTAAAAAATTGTACAAATGTTCTCAGGTAAATTAATTAAGAAAGATGGTAAGTTAGTTTATTCAAATCCACAGAATAAATTAGCATATGAATTATTTATTCAAAAACTTTCTGAAGGTCAGGAAGTAGATATCTATATTGATCTTGCAAATGCAGATCATAGTAGAGCTCAAATAAATAAAGTACATGCATGTATTAGAGAACTTGCAAAGGAATCAGGGTATACTTTTGAAGCAATGAAGTTACTTGTAAAAGAACAAGCTGGTCTCTGTTATGAAGCAGAAGGCCAGCTTGAATGTAAATCATTTGGAGATTGTAGCAAAGATGAACTTTTATTAGCTATTGAATCTTGTATTGAAATTGGAAAAATTATGAATGTTAATCTTGGATAACAGGTGCTACAAATCCTTCATCACCAGGTTCTAATACTTCTTTTTCTACATACATTTCTTGTTCTTTAGATTGTGTTTCTATTTCACTTAAAAGTAAAGCTGTAGTGTAAAAAGATCTTTGTAAATCATCAAGTTCATTATAAGGTTTGGTAACACAGTCCTTTAAATAAGATTCTTCAGGATTTTTGGAATGCATGTCCTTTACAATGTTAAAGGATAAAGCTTTTACCATTAGATAAAAATTTCTGTTTACTTTGATGCTTATGATTGCATCTTCTTTCATTTCTTTTACTTTGACCATGTTGGTTATTATTAAATTATTTTAGATAAAATTATGAAACAAAAACTAGATATAGAAGAAATTAAAGAAAAATTGTATGAAAAGTTAGTACCATCAGGATGGGGAAGAGTACTTAAGTCATTTATATACAGTGCAGATTTTGATAATATTATTACTCAGTTAGCAAGATTGTCTTTAGATGGTAAAAGATTTACTCCTCCATTAAAAGATATATTTAGAGCTTTTGAGGAATGTTCTTATAAAGATTTAAGTATTGTTATTGTTGGTCAAGATCCATATCCACAGTTTGGTGTTGCAGATGGTATTGCATTTAGTTGCAGTAAGACAAATGAATTACAACCAAGTCTTAAGTTTATACTAGAAGAGATTAACCGTTCAGTATATAATGGTCATGAAGAAAGTAAAGATGTAAATTTAGCCAGATGGTCTAATCAAGGTGTATTACTGTTGAATACTGCTCTTACTACTACAATAGGAAAGATGGGACAACATTATAATATCTGGAAACCATTTCTTGCATATTTATTTGATTACTTGACATGGAATAATACAGGATTAGTTTATATCTACTTAGGTAAACAAGCTAAAGAATGGTCAGAGGCTGTTAATGATAATAACTACAAGTTTTATCTTACACATCCTGCTAGTGCAGCATATAATAATTTAACAGCTTGGGATTCTCAATTAGTATTTGTAAAAACAAGTGACATTTTATTAAAGAACAATAACAAAAAAATGATTTGGTGATGACAGAAATATTTGCAAGATTAATCCAGGAGAAAATTACTCCAAATACTTATTATGTATTACACTGTATAAAAGAAAAGATTGTTCCATTTAAATTTGTTAGTAAAGATTTAGAAATTTCTAGATTAATATCTGATAATTGGTTGGATGAAAATTTGCAATTAACTAGTAAAAGTCTTATTTTTATTGAAGAACTAAACGGTTATTTTAAGAAAACTAAGAAAAAAGCTTCTATAGACTTGATGGGTACAGCCTTTGTACAGAACATTGAGGGTTATGTAGAAATATTTCCAAATAAGAAACTATCTTCCGGAAAGTATGCCAGAGTAAATCCTAAGAATCTAGAAGCACCATTCAGGTGGTTTTTTGAGACCTATGACTATGACTGGGTTACTATTTTTGCTGCAACAGAGAAATATGTAAGTGAATATGAGGTAAAGAGATATGAGTTCATGAGAACTGCACAATATTTCCTCAGAAAACAAAACTTAGATAAGTCTTATGAATCAGATTTAGCCACTTATTGTGAAATTGTTAGAGATAATCCAGACGGAGAAGTAGTTTATTTTAAAGAAAGGGTAGTTTAATGAATGTAAAGATTATACTGATTGCATTAATGTCAACAGTAATAAGCTATTTAGCTGTTAATGAATTTATTATAGAACTTTCTTTTTGGAAATGGCTAGGTATTGAGTTTATTACAACCATTATGCATTTTGTATATACTTTAAGTAAAAAAGATATACAAACTAAACAAGAATAAAATGTCTGAATTATTTAATGGTGCAAGACCCTTATTGCCTGTAAGTGAAAGACAGGCTTTAGAAAAAGCTCTTTATAAAATGAAAGCTAGAAGACAGGGACAATTAAGGTCTCTGAAAAGTTCTTGGCCTAAGTTTAATGATGCTTTTTGTGATGGGTTAGAATGGAGAACTATCACCGTAGTAGGTGCTAGACCTGGAACTGGTAAAACTTTATTCATGGAACAATTAATCAGTGATATTATAGAATATAATACTGATCAAGAGTTCAGAGTATTGAAGTTTCAAATGGAAATGGTTGATGAAACCAGTGGTATAAGAAAATTAAGTCTGAGTACGGGGTCTGATTACAATACATTAATGAGTAAAGGAGGTAAACAAGTTGATAAAACTATATTTGAGAAGTGTGTAGATTACTACAAAGCAAGTGCAAATAAAGATTTTATTAATGTAGTTTATGATTCTTGTACTGTAGATGAGATGTGTGCAACCATTCATTATGAGATGGAGAAATACAAAAAATCTGATGGTACTTATTCCAACATGCTTGTTGCAATAGATCACTCTGCTTTATTTAAGAATGGCAAAGGACAAAAAGATAAATTTGAGATGTTAGGAGGTCTTGGTGAATCACTCACTATGATGAAGAAAAAATATCCAATAGCATTTATTGTTCTAAGTCAGTTAAATAGAAACATTGATGATCCTAAAAGACAAGAGGATGGAGTATATGGTAATTATGTATTAGATTCTGATATCTATGGTTCTGATGCTTTATTACAACATGCTGATGTGGTTATGGGTATTAATAAGCCTTCTATAAGAAAGATAAGGCAGTATGGTCCTGATAAGTATATCATTGAAGATGAAGATGTGTTAGTATTTCACTTCTTAAAGTCTAGAAATGGTACCACTAGAATCAGTTTCTTTAAATTAGATAGAACAACTATGAGAATTATAGAAATTGATACTCCACCTCAAGCAATTAAACAAAAGATTTCTTCAATTTAAAACTAAATTATGACAATTAGAAAAGAAAAAGAGAAAGACTTCTATGTGAAACATATAGAAACTTTCAAAAAGCTTAAGCTATCTGATCCTTTCTTCCTGATTAAAACAGCTTTTTTTCAGAAAGGTAAGTATGGTAGGCAAGTTCAGTTCTTTGAATCTGAACTCAGTAAAGGTGAAGACATTTACCTTGAATTTTATGATAATGTCACTGATGCTAATGGTTCTGTTATAGATATAACACCATTTTTTACAGACAGACAGTTATTTAAGTATAGACATAATCCGTTTTATGCTGAAGAATATGAAACAAAGAGTGGAACTAATTATAAAGGTGAACCTTATAATCTTTATACAGTTCCTATGGCAGAATTACTAGCTGTACTACCAAATGGTACTGAGATAACTTATGCACTATATGAAAAAAGGAAAGCTGAAGCAGAAGCTAAGAAAGAAGATGAGGAACTTCCAAAACTACAAAATAGTTTAAGTTTGTTTCCTGACTTTGATGAACAGTTTAATGCTATTAAGCCTAAGGAGATTGAACTAATAAGTGAAGATGATTCTGATTTACAAAGTATGTCAGTTAGAGACTTTGCGGCCATTATGTTAAAATCTCCTGTAAGTAAAAAACAATGGTTAAATGATTTAATCTTAAAATTAAAACAAATATGAGCATAGTACTTCCAACAAGTAAAGTAGCTGCAACAAGAAAGAATCCTAAGAGAATAGTAATTTATTCTAAGCCTAAAACCGGTAAAACTACTGCTTATGCTGGTTTAGAAAACAATTTAATTTTGGATTTAGAGAATGGTGCTGATTACATAGATGCTCTTAAAATGAAAATTGGTTCATTAAAAGAACTAATTGATACTGGTAATGCAATAAAAGAAGCTGGTAAACCATATAAGTATGTTACTATAGATACTGTAACAGCATTAGAAGATATGGTGATGCCTCTTGCAATAAAACTTTACAGAGCCACGCCTATGGGTAAAAACTTTGATGGAGAAACTGTTGCAAGCTTACCAAATGGTGCTGGGTATTTATATATCCGTCAAGCATTTTTTCAAGTTTTAGATTTTATTGATAACTTAGCTCCCACTATAATTTTATCTGGTCACATAAAAGATAAACAGGTAGATGATAAAGGTGAGTTAGTTATGTCTGCTAACATAGATCTAACAGGTAAAATAAAATCTCTAATTTGTGCTAATGCTGATGCTATTGGTTATATGTATAGAAAAGGTAACAAAACCATTCTATCATTTAAAACCAATGATGAAGTAACTTGTGGTGCAAGACCTGAGCATTTAAGAAATGAAGAAATAGTGATTACAGAGTTAATTGATGGAAAGATAATTACATCATGGGAAAAAGTGTTTATTTAATAATTTAAAAAATAAGAAAAATGGGATTAAGTACAACAGATTTAGGAAATAGTGGTTCAGGATTACCAAAAACAATTGCACCAGGTAACCATACATTGAAAATTAATAGTATCTCTTTAGATGAATATTCATTCATTCCTGGAGCATATCATTTAGTTCTTAATGTAGAAACAGAACCAATTGAAGGTTTTGAAGGTTTTATGATTGATAAAGATGATGCAAGTAAAGGTCATCATGCAGGTCAAATTGGTAGAGTAAAAGCTAGTCAGTATGCATTTGCTGATGGTGAAACTAAATCAGGTATTAAAATTCAGAGAGATAGATCTATAATGATCTTCTTAAAGAATTTATCTTCTACCTTTGGTATTAACAA